AAAAGAGGTTAAGGAATTAAAGAAAATAATTAAAGAAAGTAAAACAAAAGAGAAAAAGGTTGCTAAAGAAATTGAGAAGTTACAAGACGATAAACAGGCAAATAAAAAAGATATTACAAATCTTAAAAGAAATCTTACACGAACTAAGAATGAAATAAAAAAAATGGAGAAAGCTTTTGAAGAAGATGAAGTTGAAGATGCAGCAGAGTTTTTGAGAAAGTTTGCTAAAAGATAATATGAAATATTTTTGGATATTACTACTATTTATTCCACTATTTGGGCAACAAACTTTTACACAAGAAGAAGCGTTGGAAATGATTAAACAACGTGATGCACAATGGGAAAGTAAATTATTAAAGTTAGAATTTATTGATAGTACTAAAACTGTACTGATTGGTCAATATGAAGAATTGATTGGACAGTTAGAAAATCAATCAAATGTTGATTCTTCATTATTAGTTCAAAAGGATGAACAAATAGCACTCTTAATGGAACAAAATTGGGCATTAGAAAAACAGGCAGATTTAGCAAAACCTCGTTGGTATGAAAATAAATGGCTATATTTTACATATGGGTCAGCAGCAATAATTATACCAACTTATTTTGGAATTAAAATAGCGGACTTGACAAAGTAATGGATAAATCTAATTTAAAAACTGCAATTAAAAAAGAATACATAGAGTGTGCAAAAAATCCTGCATATTTTATGAAAAAGTATTGTACAATTCAACATCCAATTGAAGGTAAGATACCGTTTCATTTATATGATTTTCAAGAAAAAGTACTTAAAGAATTTATTGATAATAAATATAATATTATTTTAAAGGCAAGACAATTAGGACTTTCTACGTTAACTGCTGGTTATTCTTTATGGTTAATGACTTTTCATACTGATAAAAATATTTTAGTCATAGCTACTAAACAAGACACTGCAAAAAATCTTGTAACTAAAGTTCGTGTAATGCATGCAAATTTACCAGGTTGGTTAAAGTCTGTATGCGTAGAAGATAATAAGTTATCATTGAGATATAAAAATGGTTCACAAATTAAAGCAGTTTCTTCTACTGAAGAAGCTGGACGTTCAGAAGCACTATCGTTGTTAGTTTTGGATGAAGCAGCTTTTATTGATAAAATTGATGGTATATGGGCAGCATCACAACAAACTCTTGCAACAGGGGGTGATTGTCTTGTACTTTCAACTCCAAATGGTGTTGGTAATTGGTTTCATAAAACTTGGATAGATGCTGAAGAAGGAACTAATCAGTTTAGTTTTTTGAGACTACATTGGTCATTACATCCAGATAGAAATCAAGAATGGAGAGATGAACAAGATAAAATCCTTGGACCAACTATGGCCGCTCAAGAATGTGATTGTGATTTTATAACATCTGGTCATATGGTGATTGATGGTCGTATTCTTGAAAAATGTAAAGAAATTCATGTTAGAGATCCAATAGAACGTCGCGGGGTTGATGGTAATTTATGGATATGGGAGCCTCCAAATTATACTCGTAATTATCTTATATCCGCTGATGTTTCTCGTGGGGATGGGAGCGATTATTCAGCATTTCATGTTATAGATATTGATAAGGTTGAACAAGTAGCAGAATATAAGGGTAAAATGTCTACCAAAGATTTTGGTAATTTGTGTTTGAATGCTGCACTTGAGTATAATAATGCATTACTTATAGTTGAAAACAATAATATTGGATGGGCAACATTACAACAAATTATAGATAGAGGATATGATAATTTATTTTATACAAGTAAAGATTTACAATATGTTGATGTACAACATCAAATATCAAATAAATATAGATCTATTGACAGAAATATGATTCCTGGATTCAGTACAACAATAAAAACACGTCCAATGATAATAGCAAAACTTGAAGAATATTTTAGAGAAAATGAAATTATTGTACATTCAAGTAGGTTAGTTGATGAACTTTTTGTGTTTATATGGAAAAATCAGAGAGCAGAAGCTATGGCTGGATATAATGATGACCTTGTTATGAGTTTTGCAATAGGATTGTGGGTTAGAGATACAGCATTAAGATTGAAAAATGAAGGAATAGAATTACAAAAAAAGGTTTTAGGTAAACTTTTACAACATGAGGCAGTTTACGCTACAGATGAAAATAAAGCTGAGGGCTGGGAGTGGGATACTGGTTATGAAAAAGAAAGTTTAGAATGGTTAATAAAATAAAAGGTAAATTATGGCAAAAACAAGTTTAAGAAGTAGACTACAACGATTATTTTCCACAAATGTCATTGTTAGACATGCAGGTGGAAAAAAGTTAAAGATTGCTGATACAGATAATGTTCAAGCAATAATAAAACGTGGTCTTACCGATAGGTATACTAAATTATATTCTAATATGGCTGGAGGTACTGGTAAAGCAGAACAGTTATTTCATGCAGCACAACGATTGGCTTTATTTAGAGATTATGAGACTATGGATGCAGATCCAATTATTTCGTCCGCACTTGATATTTATGCAGATGAATCAACGATGAAGTCTGAATACGGTAAAGTATTAGATATACGTACAGATAATGATAATATACATGATATTCTTCATAATCTTTTTTATGATATATTAAATATAGAATTTAATCTATGGCCTTGGGTTCGCAATATGTGTAAGTATGGTGATTTTTATTTAAATTTAGATATAGCAGAAAAATATGGTATTACAAATGTAATTCCACTTTCAGCATATGATGTTTCTCGTATTGAAGGTGAGGATCCAGAAAATCCTTATTTAGTTCAATTTGAAGTAGAAGGTAGTGATACAAGACATACTATAAGTAGTCTTGGTAAAAAAGAATTTGAAAATTATGAGATAGCACATTTTAGATTATTAAATGATAGTAACTTTCTTCCATATGGTAAATCTATGATTGAAGGTGCTCGTAAAGTTTGGAAACAATTATCACTTATGGAAGATGCTATGTTAATACATCGTATTATGAGGGCACCTGAAAAGAGAATTTTTAAGATTGATATAGGTAATATTCCACCAGCAGAAGTTGATAATTATATGCAAAAAATTGTCAATAAAATGAAAAAGGCTCCAGTAATTGATGAAGCTACAGGTGATTATAATTTACGATATAATATACAAAATCTTACAGAGGATTTTTTCTTACCAGTTCGTGGTGGAGATAGTGGAACTTCAATTGATAATATGGCTGGTCTTACTTATGAAGCGGTAGATGATATTGAGTATTTGAGAAATAAGTTAATGGCTGCGTTAAGAGTTCCAAAGGCGTTTCTTGGTTACGATGAAAGTGTTGGTAGTAAAGCTACATTAGCAGCAGAAGATGTGAGGTTTGCAAGAACTATTGAAAGAATACAGAGAATTACAGTTAGTGAATTAACAAAAATAGCTATAGTTCATTTATATGCACAAGGGTATACAGATGCAGATCTTGTAAATTTTGATTTAACACTTACAAATCCATCTACAATATACGAAGAAGAAAAGATTGAATTATGGAATAATAAGCAAAGTCTTGCTACAAGTATGATTAATGATAAAATAGTAGATACAGAATGGGTTTACAGTAATATTTTTAAATTTACTGAAGAAGAGAAAAAGAATATAAGACTTGGTATTATTAAAGACCAAAAGCGGAAGTTCAGGTGGGAACAATTAGAATCTGAAGGAAATGACCCAGTTCATAGTAAAGAGGCAGTAGGAACACAAGGTGCAATGATGTCTGGAGAAAAAGGAAATTCATCAATGGGTAGGTCAGGAAAAGAGTTAGATATTGAAATACCAGATGATGGGTGGCCAGGAAGTGGTCGCCCAAAAGAGGGACCTAAACACGGAAAAGACTCAAGTATAAGGGGTCGAGATCCACTTGGAGCCCATGACAAGAGAAAAGGTGGTAGTGGTAGTCCAAAATATGGGATTGCATTAGCACATTATGATTCTTTATTGAAAAGTATGAGTGTTGTTGGGAAAAGTGATAAAAAAATCTTATTAGAAGCATCTGATGTAGAAGAAGAATATAAAAATGAAATATCTTCATCGTTAAGTGATGGTTCAAATGATTAATTATTAGAAGTTTTTATATTTATTGTTGAGGAATTATATTTAAAAGAATGGAGCAAACAAATGAGTCAAAAAGTGAAGCACTCTAAAATAAAAAATACAGGGATATTGTTTGAATTATTAACACGGCAATTGACTGTTGATGTAATAGATGGAGTTGATCAAACAAAAACTGTTAAATTAATTAAAGAGCATTTTGGTAATAATACAGCTCTAGGAAAAGAGTTACAATTATATCAAGTTTTACAGACAGAAAAATATTCATCTGCAGATAAAGCTCATAGACTTATAGATGCTGTGATCTCGTCTAGTCAGAAAATAAAAAATTCTGATTTACGCAGGGAAAAATATAATCTTATAAAGTTAATTAAAGAAAATTATAAATTAAAAGATTTTTTTAATGCTAGAATTCCTAACTATAGAATATTAGCAGCAATTTATAAGTTATTTTTAGTAGAAAGTTCTTTTTCTATTTTTGATCCAAAGGAATCTGTAGAAAGTAGGTTTACAATTTTAGAAAATATAACGAATAAGAAGGTCTCTCCAAAACAGAAGGAAAGCAAAGTTATAAAAGAATTTAAAAAATCAGAAAAGGATTTAAGATTACTTTCTTATCAAATTATGGTTGATAGGTTTAATTCTAAATATAGTACATTGAATTCACCTCAGAAAAATTTGTTAAGAAAATATATTAGTAATATTTCTAATACAAATTCACTAAAAGAATTTATTAACGAAGAAGTAATAAAAATTAAAAAAATTATTTCTAAATTTTTACCTAAAATAGATAATGAAGTTACTAAAATTAAAATAACTGAAGCTGTTAAACAATTAGATAATTTAACTAAAGGTAGAATTGTAAGAGATAATCAAGTAGTGTCTTTAATGCGTTATTATGAAATAATAAAAGAATTAACTTCTATATTTGAGAAAAAAAATGAAAAAAATTAATAAATTAATAGAAATTATTAAAGAATTAGTTAAACAAGAATTAGAAGAAATTTCAACCACTGCTAGTGCAGGTGGGCAGTATATGACTCCACATGCTTTTTCTAAAAAGAAATTGAAAAAGAAAAAGGCAGGATATGGTGGGGGGCATGAAGATCCAAAAATTGGTGGAAGTTACATATTAGCTAAGGATTCAAAGTTAAGAGGTGGTGCAGTAGGAATGGGGGGTATAACCCATCATAAAAAATTAAATAGACCAACTGGTAAATTAAACGAATCAATAAAAATGCACACCATTACTGGAAACAAAAGATTTATGACAAAAACAGCACTTCCAATATTGAGAAAATATGGGGCAAAGAATATTAAAGTAAATCTCGTAGCTGGTGATTATTTAGAAGTAAGATTTCCAATAGATTCAAGGAAACTTAAAAAATTGGATAAAGAATTAAAACGAAAAAACAAAACTGCTTATGGTGGAATAGTAGAAGGTAGATATCATCAATGGAGAAATGATGATACAAAAACTCCTAAACAAAAAATTGGTATAGCCATGAGAGAGACTCGTGATAGTTTAAATGAATTAGAACGAGTGGTTAATTATAATGTTAAATTAAAGAACGAGATGAAGGTTGATTCCAGAGATTATTGGAAGAATACACATAAGGCTTTAGGTAAAATTAGTGAGAGGTTAGTTAGATTAGCGAATAAAGTTGGTCAATTACATTAGGATTAACTATGTCTTTCCAAGAGAACAAAAAATCCTATATGGATTCGTTGTTCAGTATTAGTACACTTCTAAAGAGGTGGCATACTGAAATACATCGAAAAGATGTGAATAAGAATTATATGATTAGAAATCTAACTAAGTGGATTAGAAAATTAGAAGAACTTAAACATGAAATAATGATGAGGAAAGATAAATGATTAAACTTAAAGATTTAATAATAGAAGCAACTAAACATGGATTTGATTTAACAGATTTTAAATCTGGTGGGTTTAAAAAAGTGTTAAAAGGATTGAGGATCAGACCTAAATCAAAACATATGGGCACTAAAGGATTTTATTGGAAAGGTAGAGGTATTCTTATAGTTACTGGTAACGATCCAATTACAGGTCAATTTTTTCAACCTGATAAAAGAAAATCAGAAAAGGATTATGCTTCATATATAGGAATTGAAGGAAAATCAGAATTAGTAGAAAAAGCAGTTGATTTAATTAAAAAATATGCTTCGTATGTTAAAGATGAAAGTCCAGGCAGAAGGGGTTATATTTAATGAAAATATCACAACTACGAAAAATGATTAGAGAAGAACTTTTGTTGGAGATACCTGGAAAAGGCTCAAAAATTTATAAAGTAGGTCAAGTAAAAATATCACTGGATACGGATACGGAACGTGTTACAATTGAAGATAGGAGAAATGAAATTAAATTTTCTATTAGAGAGGTGGATGATTTAATTTATGTTTTGCAGAAAATATTTAAAGGTTGGAAACGATAAATGAAAATATCACAACGAAGAGTTAAACAAGAACTTGCAAAAGAGTTTGCAAAAGAATTTGAAGGTATTTATAAAAATCAAGAATTTGATTTTATGAAATAGGAGTGAAAATATGGCAAGACAATTAATAGTAGATTACCTACCATTTGAAGTAACAAAAAAACAAGTAAACGAATCGTTAAAAACTAATGAAGGTCGTTTAATTGTTCGTGGTGTTTTGCAAAGAGCAGAAGTAAAAAATCAAAACGGTAGAATATACCCACGTAAAATATTAGTTAGAGAAGCTAAAAAATATATTAAAAGTTTTATTAGAGAACAGAGGGCTCTTGGAGAATTAGATCATCCTGATACTTCAGTAGTTAATTTACAGAATGCTTCTCACAATGTAACTGAAATGCATTGGGAAGGGGATAATTTAATTGGTACAGTTGAAGTTTTAGGGACACCTTCAGGTAATATTCTAACTGAATTGTTTAAAGCTGGTATTAAACTTGGAATTTCTTCACGAGGTTTAGGATCAGTAGAAAGTATTGATGATAATGGTGCAGAAGAAGTACAAGATGATTTTGAATTGATAGCGTTTGATTTTGTTTCTAATCCATCTACTCATGGAGCATTTATGCATCCGATGAATGAAAGTATAAAAGATTCTAAGGAAGGTATTAGAGAAGATGGGAGTGTTTGTGATAAATGGTGTAAAGTAGAATCTATTATTAATGATATTATTGGTGGATTATAAATGAGATTATCTAGACGCCAAATAATGGAAATGAATACGAACTGGAGAAATTTTCGTTTAGAAGAAGTTCGCTGGCCAGATAATCAGACATCCAGATTATTGACACAAGCATTTAAAGATGCTAGAGTTAACGTACGTAAGGTATGGGAGAAAGGTAATCATAAATACATACTTCGTGTTGATGCGGTGGATGGTCCAACAAATGTAAAAATGGAATTAAATGTAATAAGTAATGTTATTATGCTTAAAACTAAATCTGGATATGTAAGACTTGGTGAGTTACAGCCTGGAAGTAGAGGTCGTAAATTATCTAAAAATTTAAAAATGTTGAGTAAGTTACCAGCATTTGGTGTGGCGGGATTTAAAGGGTTGAGACATAAAATAGAATCCGTAAATGATGTAGAAAATATAGATGAAAAATCTGCAGCATCTAAAGAAGCAGAAGAACAGGGATTAGTTCATCTTGGTTTTGGTAGGTATGGACCAAAAAAGGGTGATCCGGCAACTCATGTTAGTAAAGATGGAGAGTTAAAACCAGTTAGTGATAAAGAACCAGAAGTTGATGGAGGAGAACCAGAAGATAAACCATTTGGAGGAGATACAGGAAAAGATGCAGATTACGATATGGGTGAACCTGATAGAGTTCCTTATCAAGATTTTAGGTCGGATCCAACTGATGATGATTATAGTGTTGATGATGATCCTGAGATTGCACGGATACCTGACGAAAAACCAAAAGAAAAACGTCCAGGTGGAAAACAGGCCGAAGATGATTATCATAAAGCAGATATGATGTTGAAGAAATATGCTGGTAGAGATATAGAGAAAGCAGAATATTGGGCAAAGAAAAAAAGACAGGCAGCAGATACAATGATGGGTAGAACTGGAACAGAATTAGGTGAAATGTGGATGAAAGAAATAATGAAGGTTTCTAACATTAAAAGTGTATAATGAATTATCTTGCTTGATGATTTTTTAAGTTTATAGATATTTATTTACGATATGGAAAAACAACTAAGAAAATTTATTAGAAAAGAAATTTTAAAAGAAGTAAGTACTTTAGGTGGAATTGCATCTGAAGCAGGACAAGTAAGTGTAAATATTAAAGGTTGGGAATTACCACCTGGTGGTTTTAAACCAAT